CTTGCCATCTGCATAGTTTAACGCCAGTTCCCCATGAGTCATAGAAGCAGGTACAGACGTAGTTGTACCCGAATTCTTAACTAAAATAGTATTAGCCATGTAAAAACCTCTATAGGAATATAAAATAAGCGCTTATGTTAATAGTAACATTTTTTATTCTGTTGTGCCAGAACAAGATTCCAAATCTTCAAAACGTTTAGTAATCAAATCATCGTATTTAGCTGCGATTTCTGCAACGTTGTGTTGAATCAAGGCGTTGCGTGTACGCTGTGCTGTAGAAGGACCAATGTGTTGCTTGTAAATCATCTTAGGAATATAATTAAATTTAGTAACTAAAAAAGTTCTAACAACTAAATCAAAATCATCTGCTACAGTAAAACGAGGATCATGTCCATTTAATTCTCTATAGACACTAGCTCGCCATGCACGTACATGATTAGGTGCCGAAACGATATGTCTAATAGTAGTGGGATTGACTTCTGGAGCACGCATTGTCCAGACTTGATGCTCTTCGTCCCAGTAATCTGAACCGTAACCAAAAGCCCAACCGTCTGGATATCTTCCGGATTGACCATCAGGTAAAATTTCACACCAATCAGAATAAACAAATCCAACTTCTGGATCAGAGAACACATCTGCAATTAATTGCAGTGCGTCGGGCATTAGTTCATCATCGTGGTCTAACTCTACTAGAATGTCACCTTCAGCTGCCATCATGCACTGACGTTTAACTCTGCCAATACTTCCGGAATGGACGTGTGATTTATGCGCCATCAGTCTGAATCTTTCATCAGATGCTAAACCATAAATTTGACTCCATGTATCATTATTGGTAGAGTCGTCCCAAACGACCCACTCCCAATTGGTATAGGTCTGAGATTTAAGACTTGCCCAAGTTCTAGCTAGAATACTTGAATCAGTATTATAAGTTGGTGTACAAATAGAAATCATTTAAACCTTAATGTCAATAAAATATATTTATATATTATCACAATAATATCTAGTGTGTCAACAATCTACACTCTTATTTAGGGACTTTAGTCTTACTATTTTATCGAGGATGGGAGTCTTTATCATGCGGAATTTTATTGGTAACTTATTTAGGTTTTCTACTATATCACTAGCTATTGTTGGCTTTTTTGCGCCGCTATCAAGTGCGCACGCAAGCAACTTATTAGTCAACGGGGATTTTAATGGATCCTCTGGATGGACTGTGTCCCAAAATGGAGGCTCTGGAGTTTTATTCAATGGCGCTTTGCAATTTTCCTATCAGACCGGCGAAGTATTCCAAGCTATCACTGTTACACCAGGGGATACTGTAACTCTTTCATTCGCTGTTGATAATAGTCTGACAAATAGTGTAGGCCAGGGTGCTATATCAGACACCTGGACAGCAACGCTATCCTCAGATTCTCCTTCTCCCGCCTCAGCCACAGTCACTAGATCTGTTGCTCATGATCTTGAAAACTTCAGCCTGTCCATTACCATTCCGCAAGGTGCAACGACCGCTACAATAACCTTTAGTGGTATGGACAAAGGTTTTTGGAGTGGGCACTACGGTCCAAGTATTGATAATGTCTCCATAGGAGTGACCCCAGCGGCTTTCGTCCCGACAGGGTATCCAGCAGACCAGCAGTGGGAAGCAGTGACTTACGGTGATGGAAAATTTGTTGCCGTTGCTTCGTCCGGAGATGGCAACCGTGTCATGACTTCAACAAATGGCAATTATTGGACCTCAAGAACGTCTGCTTCTGATGGTAACTGGCAGGGGATCACCTACGCCGACAATCAGTTTGTTGCGGTTGGTTCAAATGCTGTAATGACCTCGCCTGATGGAGTTACTTGGACATCAAGAACTGCGCCAGTTGGCGAGTGGCAAGCAATCACGAACTGTGGCGGTCTTTTTGTTGCTACCGCAACTTGGGGTAGCAATTATGTAATGTCTTCCACAGATGGTGTTGAATGGACATTACGCACTCCATCTTATGGATGGTCACATGACGCTGTTGCCTGTAGTGCAACAATTCCACGGTTTGTATCTGTGTCTCAGTTTGGTAGAGCATGGTCTTCCGCCAATGGAACTACTGGCTGGTCTACTCAAAACCCTGGTGCAATTGTGGATATCCGAACAGTTGCGTTTGGTAATGGTCGTTTCTCGTGGCTTGAGTACAGCACAAACTCGGGAAATAGATATGGCGGTTACTCCATAAATGGATTGAACTGGTCTGCTGGACTTGTTCCATCTAACCAATGGAAATACATCACCTACGGCGAAGATAAATTTATTGCGGTAGCGGAAGGTGGATTAAATTCCCGCTCCGCTTATTCAACCGATGGTGCGAACTGGACGCTAGGTTCTGGAGTTCCAAATAACTCGTGGCAAGGGGTTGCTTATGGGGCTGGAAAGTATGTTGCTGTAGCAAACTCTGGAACAGACAACAGAGTTATGACTTCTGCGGATGGTCAATCATGGGAGAGTCTGTCTGTCACTCCTCCTCCGTACTTCAATGCCGTCACAAACCTGACGGCTGTTGCCAACGCAGATGGAAGCGTGAGCCTTGACTGGGATGCGCCAACATCAAGCAATGTTGACATCTACGCTTATGGAGTTAGTTTTTACGACCTTGACGAAATTGGTGGAACCACCTCAGGCGGTTGGGGTTTATCGACTAATCAAGGAACTACTTATTTGTTAAGCACTGGGATGTTCTCTGGTAGCAATCCTCTCACGACTGGATACGGACCAGTTCGCTTTGGCATTAAAGCAGGAAATCAGAGCTGCTTTTCCAGCGCAGGCGTAGGTCCATGCGTGTATGGACCCGAAGTCACTGTTGATGCAACTGTTCTTGATCCAACCCCCGCCACAACAACTACCACCGAGCCCGAACCAGAAACAACTACCACAACTGAGCCCGAGCTAGAAACAACAACTACCACCGAGCCAGAGGCAGAAACCACCACCACAACTGAGCCAGAGCCAGAAACAACTACTACAACTGAGCCGGAACCAGAAATAACTACTACAACTGAGCCAGAAACAATTCCTCCTGTAGTTATTCCTCCAGATACAGATCCCCCTACAGTTGATCCGGAACCAGAAACTACAGTTCCCGAACCAGAAACAACTATTCCTGAACCAGAAGTTATAGAGCCGGAGCCTGAGACTACTGTTCCGGAAGAAATATCTGATCAAGTGGATGAGATTTTATCTGGAGATTTAACTGAAGAAGAATTCGCTAATGCTGTAGATGAAATTTTAACTTCAGCTGATAACGAAGAAGAGTTAGTTGCTGCAGCTACAGAATTATTATCTGGTGATTTATCAGAAGAACAATTCACAGAGGTTATTGATCAAGTGTTTGCGGAAGAATTAAGCGATGAAGCGTTTGCTGAAGTGCTTGATACCGTGTTTGAAGAACCACTGAGTGACGAAGAATTTACTGCAGTCATTGATGCCGTTTTGGATCAGCCATTGAGTGACGAACAATTCGAAAATCTAGTTGACGTGTTGAGTAGTGACACAGTTACTGATGAGCAAGTTCAGGAAGCTGTCGATGCAATTATAGAAAATGGAATCACGGAAGAACAAGCAACTGAGATTGCCACAAGTGCAGAGGTACTATCATCTATCGATGGAGAACAGGCAGCTGAAATCTTTGCCGAAATTCCCATTGATGATATAACAGATGAACAAGCGTTGGAGATTATTGGTGCGGTACAAGACGCTCCAACAGAAGTGCGTTCTTCATTCGAAGAAGAAATAAACATATTTGGCTCAGGAAGTTTAAATACTTATGTGCCTCTAGGTTCCAATATAAATGTGGGACAAAGAAGAGCGGTTATAGCTGCGGGAGCAGTTATTGCTGTTGCTCCAGTAGCTGGAGCCTCAAGAAGAAGATAACAACAGGGAGATATAATGAAAAAATTTATGAAAAAATTAATAGCTGCTCTTTATGATCAGGCCTGGACAATAGCTGGAACTATATTAGTTCTTATTACTTTGTCTGGCGATATACAATCATGGGGAATTAAGATCAGCATTGCCACTTTAGTAATAGTATTATTTGGTGCTGTAATCAAAAAAGAAATGGATGAGTCTGATTAATCTTATTCTAAGATAAGATCTTCAGGAATAATCCATAACTTACATACAGCGTTAGGCTCAATCTTGCCAGCTACTATTTCGCATCCCTGACCACCCATAAAGAAAACACAGTTAGAACAAATCATACCCTGCTTTATGAAAGGGTTGGCTTTAGCTGGAGCATAATGTGCTCCGTTAGCTTTTGATGTCTGATCAAACTTGCCAAACATCTCAACTAATTGTTCATATTGATCATACATTAGTTTTTGGCGAGGATTTAACTTTTCTTCGGGATCATCTGGATCCGTAGAATCTTCAGGCATTTCTTCTTCAGGCATTTCCTCATCATCAGGAGAACTATATTCTGATAGCCAATAGTTATTCATTGCCATCATCTTTTTTTGAGCTATCTACTGCGCCATCCCAAATCGCAGCTAATCTACAATAGCCGTTATCTTCTACTGTCTGAGCTACGATCTTGCAAACACCGTTACCTTCATACAGGGCACAGTTAGCACACTTAACCCCAATAGATAGATTATCGTTTTCGATTCCGGGCACATATCCTACCCAGATACCATTGCCATCACCGTTGGAAAGCTTCCCATACTTACCCACTATACCTATTAGGGCGTTGGCATATTCTTGTTCTGCCGGAGGAAGTTTATTTTCCATTTCTTTTAAAAATTCAGCTAACCAATAAATTGACATTTTTCTCCTAAAAGATAGTTACTATGTATATATAGTAACACACAAAGAGGTTAGTTATGGCTCAAACTATAGATGAATTTTTTAATAGGCGTCAACTCATGGATACCTATGAGACATTTACTGAAAGCTTTGAGGATATAAAGGCTGATCCAGAAAGATTTGCTAGATTACAGGCGCGAACCACTGAACTCCAAGGTATGTTTACCAAGGGTTTTCATAAAGATAACCCCACCCCAGAAAGACTTTCTGCATTAGGATACAACCCAGATTTCAAAGGACTTAGCTACGCTACTCATGTTGGCGTGGATGCGTTTGAAGGTGGCGTCTTAAGTCCAGATAACGCATCATTTGGCTATAGGCCCGACATGCCCAAGAATCTTACTTTGGGGAAGTATGCTAGCCCTAATGCAGAAATGGTAGATAGAAGTGGATTAGTTGATAAAAAACCTGGCGAATTAATTTATAAAAATTTAAGTGCGGAAGAAAGAAAACTTCTTGCTGGAGCTGGTGGTGGAAATGTAGCTGGACTGAATGAACAACGCTTTGAAAAGTATAAGATGGCTTTTGATTCAGACTTAAAACAGCAGTATGTTTTAGATGATTTTCTAGAGGAATATAAAAAAACTGGTGTGTGGCCTGGTGAAGTTGGCGAAGAAAGATTAGACAAATTAACTGAACTCTCAAAAAATCATGGGTATGAATTAGATTTTCGAAAAGGAAATATCGGATCCATCAACAACGCTCAATCTCATCTTATTGGAAAAGATACAAATTTTGATAGATATGTAGGACCTGAAAAAATTGAGG